TTTACTCAAAGCTGAAGGTGTCGCCCCGGCTGAAATCCTCCAGCGCGTAGCGCATTGCATCCATTAGATGGTTAAAATCGTCAATAGGCTTGTTCAGCTTTTTCCCGGTTTTGCTGTCCGTGTCCCATGTATAGTTACTGATTTCTGTGATAAAGTTCACACACTTTGGATGAACAATAATGTGAAAGTCACTTATGAAGTCAATACCATTGTTTATACTGTCCTTACCCTTGCGCGATTTGCGGATATGGGACAGGCCCAACGTATAAAGCCGGTCAATGCTTTTCGGTTCGGCGCAGTCGGCTCTGATTTTTTCTTTCGCGTACCCGGCCCGTGTTACTTCATCCGCAATCGCTTCATTGCTCATGCAGCGCCGGTAGATTTCATCGAATACTCAAATTGTTTTACTTCCCTGATCGATCAGACCGCAGAACAAAGCCGCAGGATCGTTTGTATAGCCAAAGTCAAGGCCAAAAGCAGAACGTACACCGGGCAGAGCGGCAATCTCCTGCACAGAAAAAGCCTTTTCTTCCCAGTTCTCAAAAACCAGCCCTTCAACAATGCCCCAATCGCCCAGACCTGCAACGCGATAACGGCGCGGATTATCCCGCTTCATGGTATCAAATACTTTGCGGTCGGCATCGTCCAGCCATTCATTGCAAAGATAGTTGGTCGTCAGGGCAAGGGTCTCATCGTCCGGATTGTCAAAGAACCGCGCCTTGAGCCAATGGTGTTCGTTCCACGGGTTGAATGTCAGTGTGATTTGTTTGAACAGCTCCGTTTCCGTGGGGATCGCACCGCGAATGGATTCATCAAGCATATTGAAATCATTCTCATTGCTGACTTCATACGCTTCTTCTATCCACATCCAGCACAAATAACCATGCTCAACCGTGATTGAAGTGACCTTCAAGGGATCATCCAAGCCCCGAAAATAGATTTTCTGCCCAGTGGGCCGATACGTCAATTCCAAAGGGCTTTCTTTGATTTCCCAATGTTCCGATACTCCCAGCCGGTTAATCGCCCATTTCAGTTCTGTGAAGCAGCTGTCTTTCAGGGTGCGGAACACCTTGCGCACAACAAGCAGGTTCGCGTCCGGGTACTTCATCATGTTTACAATATACCATAACGCGGTCGTTTTGCTTTTCTTGCTGGCGCGGCTTCCTTTGCAAACCCGGTAGCGTCCGCGCCAATGCCAATATGTGCCGTACCCCCGGCCTACCACCTTGGGCAGGTATACATCCTGCTGCTTAGTCTTCAAGCTCATCGTCCCCGGAAATGACAACAGGAACCGAACCGGAAACATTGTTTTCCGTCTTAACGCTGTAACCGTGCTTACTCATCCAGAGCGGCGCAAGGCGCGGTTCAATGATCCCAAGCTCAAACTTCATCCGGGCATCGACCTCGCATTCTTCCTTCATGCGGGTAACAATGTCCCGAAATCTTTCATCTTCCGCATAAGTTTCGTAAAAATTCGACCGTGCAAGCCCCGCCCATACGCAAAATCCTTCAATCGTATAAGTCACACTGCGGCGCAGCTCTTTGCTGACAAACTGTGAATTTTTAGAGCTGAATTCATGGGTGAGCACAGACTGGTTATTACACCACTCCTTGTACTGTTCCCATGCGTTCGATAACGCTTTCTCATTCTTAAACCTTCGGGGTCTACCCATGAAATCACCGCCTTTCTCACAATAGGAAAAGCGCCACGGTCTCCCGTAAGCGCTTTTTTGATGAATGCATTATATCACAGGTCGAGTATGACATACTATGACAAGATTTCGCCAACCACTTGCAGGGCGTCCCCGTGCATCCGAAGCATTTGTCGCCAACTGTAAGCCATCTCTACCGCAATCTGCTCCCACGTCATACCTTCCAGATAACGTGCCCGCAGCAGCAGGCGGTAACGGCTGTCCGGTACCTGCTCAATCGTGCGCAGGATCTCCCGCTGGACGTTCAGCAGGTCAGCCGTCCGGGCTTCCAGCTGCTGGGAGTATTCCGCATAAGCTATCATTGGATCTTTCCCACTGCCTCCTCCATGCGCTGGTGCTTCCGATAACTGCGCCGTACTCCTTGTTGCCCGATCCCATGCACGGCCCTTCATGCGCTGAAGCTGCTGTACTTCCGCTCGTATGTCCCGTGCACGGGATAAGTATTCTTTGGCTGTCATGATATATCTACTTCTTGATTGCAGCTCGTATTCTTCCAACAGCTCCGAAGCCAGCGTGCAGGCCTTCCAATCTCCGCAGCAGTATTTGCCGCTGTAGCGTTTCCGACATGTCAGGTTCGGGAATTCTATTTGAAGCTCGTCCTCGCCTGCCGTGTCCGCTCCGCCAAGCAAGCAGACCAGCAGTGCCTTTTTCTCACGTCCGTAAAACGGACAGGCCGGTGCTTTCGCCATTAGCTTTATCACTCCTTTGCTTTGCGGCGGTAGGCCCTCCAAAATTCCCCGAAAGCCGAAAATGCCGCGTTTTCTTCCCAGCCATTTACCCGTTTGTATAACAGGTGCGTTTCCGTTGCGTCACTTATCAAAGCGTAAAACCCCTCTCTTCCGTTCCAGATGAGGTATACTGGCTCCCCCACCATCTCCCGCAGCTCGTCGAGCGTAAGCGGTTCGTTTGACAGTTCTGCGCACCGCTGTTCCAACTCTGCGCACCGCTGTTCCAATTCCTCAATTCGTGCAGCTGCGTAAAGGTCCATCGGCTCATAACCCAAACGAAGAATTTCTACAATTCGCTTATTCATCTCTGGGTAGGTTTCAATTTTCACGGACGCATTATATGCATTGATTTCTGATTCAGTCAGTCGTTTCATCATTAACCTCCTATTAGTGCGTGAAAATTCATTCGTATTCTTCCACTTCTTCAAAAGAAATCTGCCCCGCAAGAACACCGTCTTCCATCCACCAATGGAATATATCAATTCCAGTAACTCCCGACCGCCACGAAACGTCTATTTTCCCGCGCCGACGACGTTCCTCCAGCATCCGATCGAATGCACGGATATAGGCACGCTGATACTTTGGATATCGCGCGAATTCCCGATACCGCCCCTTTAACCCTGCCATAGGGCAGCCGATACATCCGACACGAAGAAAACCGCATTGATACAGAGGGTTTGTTTGGATGTGTTCGCTTTCGATGTAATTCCACACATCTTCATTCGTCCATTCAATAATTGGATTACATATCATCTTGGATTTTAGGCTGCAACTCTCAAACAGCCGCCGTTTGTCGTCGTTATCGTTTATGAGGATAATTCTTTTGTCTTTCTTCTTATGCTCCTTTTCATAAATGCCGCGATTCTTTTTTCGTTTCACGGATTCCGCCCAGCGAATGCCGGTTGTAATCATTCGGCCACTCCCGCTATGCTCTTTTAGCACATCACAACAGTAACGAACAACCCGCGTTGGCGGCATAAGTTTCTGCGGGATCAGGCTCCACATAGTCACAGGCTGCCCCTTATAGGTCGGCATATTGAGTGTGCATTTGATCCCTTTTTCCTCCATCTGTCGGAAGGTCTCACGCACATGGTAAACGGTTTCAGGGGCATCCGCCGTAGTATGGTTATGCTGTACTTCAAATCGAATACCAGCCCGCAGTGCCAGCGCAAGACATACGTCCGAATCTTTCCCGCCTGACGTGGTGATGATTAGCGGAGCCCCATTATAGTGCGATTCACTCATTTCTGCTGCCTTACGCAAACGCTCGATTGATTTCTGTTCCTTATCCATGTTTCTTTGCCCTCTTTCAGTTTGGTTTCCGCCGCGCCTTGGTGCGGTCTTTTTGGTGCTCCAGCTGGCGGATAAGTCCGTTCCAGTAGGCTTTGCTTGTACGGCATTCCTTGGCTGTCATTCCTGTACTTCCTCCCATCCGCTGCACAAAAAGCAGCTGCTCTCATTTTCGATGTAATAATCATCTTCCGGATTTCTGCAGGGGCTTTTCACACACCATTTGCAATCGTGGCACCCGTGCGCCTTAGGTTTAATCTTATCGGAAATCTCGACCAATTTAGGGAATACCGCTGCCATTAAAATGCATCCCCCTATGAATGCAATCATCAATTCAAGCATTTTCAAACATCTCCTCAAAAAAGTCTGCAAACAGGTCATATCTTTTCGCCGCCTCCTCATCGCTTGCTGGGGACGGAAGGTCCACTTCGGTAATCGGCCCCCGGCAGTTCGGCACAACGCAATGCCCGCCCCAGTTTGCCACACATTTGCAGATGCATGCCGATTCAGTGCTTGCCTCATCATCCCACGCTTTAGCCCATTCCAAGAAACCGAGTATAGCCGCTTGATCGGCGGGATCTAGGCCGCCCGTCCAACCGCATGAACAACTCACTGAAAAATCTCCGCGGCTGTTCCCACAAACGCGCCCGCATAAGGGGCACTGCATGTCAATAAACATCATCCAACACATCCTCCTGTTTCTGTCAAACGTCCTATCAGTTCTCGAAATCATGCGCCAGCTGGTCCACGCCGTCAATGCTGTCGATTACGCAAACGCGGAAGCGTATGCTATTACCATTGCTACAACATTCATCAGGAAAATTCTTGTACCAGCAACATTTGATTTTGTCCATATCTATGCCCCTTTCAAACGACGTCTCACAGTGCGTATAAGCGCCCCTTCTGCTTCCGAATATACTTTCATAGGCTCACCCTCCAGAAGCGCTCTCGCGGCTTCTCAGCGCCCGTATCGCGTCCTTGCATTTCATCTCTGGGTTGTCCTTCATGAAATCAATCGCTCCAAGCTCCCGATGATATGCATCAATGAACTCTTTCTTCTTTGCCTGGCCCTCCTCCACAGTTATTTGCTTTAGATGGAGCAGCGCATAAACCAGCACCAGAGAATAATACAGCTTCATTTCAGCAAGCGTCATATTGTCTGGCGGGCTGCGGCGATAAGCCGCAGCACTGATTGTTTCAATATTCATCCATTATTTTCCTTCCTGTGACACAATGACACTAAATATACATTTTATATAAAGTATATATATGTATAATATAGATATATATAGGGGTTATAAGAAAATGGTGACAATCCGTCACTTGCGTCACACTTCACCACCTATTGTTATCTGATATGATTTGCCGTATTGTAATGTTAATCCAGCATAATAGCGAGCAATTCCCGTTCGTTCCGGCTTAAACCGTTTCGCCATTTCTGTTCCAAATTTCCGGCTAGACATCACATATTCGTTGTTTTCAGATGCCCATTTGTTATAAGCCTTATACAAATCAGATGTCTTTTCCCTTCCTTCACCCATCGTACAGCAGGCAGATAAAAACGCTGAAACAACATCCATTTCACCTCGGTACTCTTTCAATGCATCCTGCATAACAGGCGGCTTTTCAAGCCCTTCCTTCTGCCACATCCGGCAGCCTTCAATCGCCCAATGCAGAATCCCAGGCAGCTCACTCCGTAAGTGAAGCTCTAAATGCTTATCCACTTTATCATCTGGGATCTGTACCTGGAACGGGATCAAATGGATACGCCTCCAGATGCCGGTGTCGGTACCCCGGATGATCGGCTTATAATTCGTGCCCATCCACAGTTTGAACTCCGGCTTAAATTCAAATTCCTGTCCATACTGGAATCGTGCGGTCACCTTATCACCGCCGGTCAACTGCTTGAGCAGCCCCTCGTTCAGGCGCATCCCTTCATTTGGCTCAACGCTTGTCACAAAACGTGCACCTTTCAGCCGGGCAATATCACTGCTCGCACTGTTCCCGGAATTGTGCTTTACCATGATCGTTTCCGGCTGGATATTGACTGCATAGTCACCCATCATAGCATGAATGATATCCAAAAATGTGCTTTTCCCATTTCTTCCGTATCCAAAACAAAAAAACGCACATTGCTCTACGGTAGAACCAGTCAGGGAGTATCCAACCGCTTTCTGTATGTAGCGGATCAACGCCTTGTCACCGTTAAAAATCTCCTCCAGAAAGGTTTTCCAGCGCGGGCAGTCCATGTGGTCGGTATACTCGCATAATGTCATACGGGTAAGATACAGCTCTGGGTCATGTGCTGTGAGTTTTCCGGTCCGTAAATGTACGATCCCGTTCGGTGTGCACAGCAGCTGGTTATGGCTGTCAAACTGGCTTGGCGTAATTGGGACATGGTGCATAGTTTCTGCCATCATGGACTTTTTCCCTTTATTGGAGCGGCTGTATTTCAAATGCTTCATATACTGCTTTTCAAGATCCTCCTGATCTCCCGGCTGATTCAAATAATCCTTCAGCCCGTGTTTCATTTCCTCAACAATTTCATCAGACAATCGCTCTACAACCCCGCTGTCATCACGTTTCCAGCGGCGCTCATCGTAAAAGTACCAGCATTTGTCAACATAACTATATCGTATCCGCTCCGAAAAGGCGTCTGTCAGCCGTGCGGCATTCCCCATGTCATCCAGCGTATATTCCCGTTTGGCTTTTGCGCGGCCTATGGATATCCCATATTCCGGTTCCGGTTCGTAAACCTTACGGCAGCCCTTAACAGCTTTTGCAATGGTCAGCTTTCCATAAGTGCTGCCCGACTGCCGCCTGTCCCATTTTTCACGCATCAGGCCGGATGACCGGAAAATCCTGTCCATCATTTCCTCATCGCACCGGCACCAGAATGCAAGCATATTGCAAAACGACATATCCGCTTCGGAATGGCTCCCAAAATAGGCTTCAAACTGCCCGTCATACAGGCTGCGGAAGATACCGCCCTGCTTGGAAGCAAATGCTGCATCCAATACCTCACGGTCTGTCATGCTGACTGGCGTGATCCGGATGCCAGTCGTCGGTTCCCTCCCGCCGCCGATATATTTTTCATGCAGCGGCTTGATCTGCTCTGTGCATTCCACAATCTCTGTATAATCCGCAGCATTATTCCCGGTCATGATAAAATAACGTCCGTCCTGGTACATCTCAACATTGCCTCTCCTGCGCCCGGAGGGCGGCAGTGTGCCCCGGCAAATGATGTGTATGCCATTCCCAGATTGAGAGTATTCCGTATACGACCCCAGTGTGTGGACAAACTCTGAAACAATGTTGTTATCCTCACCGGCTTTGAATCCTTCGATCTCGCTGCTGACATTATCAATGTCCACGCCGAAATACGGCGGGGCGAACATAAAGCCCACCCCATCGTACTGCGCGGCGGCCTGGACAGCAGTCTCAAAATCTGACCAGGTATCAGGGTTGTTCGACATCGCACCGCCTCCGGTGCGCGGGTTTACCGGTATCTTGCGCAGCTTGCCATTATCTCCGGTTTCGCCCTTCCAGCATACCCATTGATGGAGCGCTTTCAATTCTGCGGGTATATTATCATACATTATTGGACACCTCAAAGATATCGTCAAAAGAGCAGTCCAAATATTGCAAAAGCAAAGCAAGCGTCTGAAATTGAATGCCCTTTGCATTATTGCGCTTTAAGTTCGTAAGTGTTGTACGAGATATGCCCGTTTCTTTCGCAATTTTGCTAATAGTTATCCTGCGCTCCCATATGAATTGATCCAATTTACATTTCATCATAGAATCAGAACGGAACATCGTCATCTTCATTGCCCTCTTCCGTAAAACCTATATTTTCCGCTGCCGGATTGATGTCTTTCCAAATGTGCGTACAGTTCGGACGTTTCGTTTCATTTCTCCACTGCACCCGAGCGTTTGTCTTGCCGTTATAGTCCTCATGCTTGATCGTCACACGAAGCAGCTTCCCGACCAGATCCTTCACCCACTCATCAATACCGCTGTAGTTTTTGCCATCCGGCAGGCCTGCTGACTTGGAAAGTGTCTGGATCTGTTTGGCGCTATAACCGTCTACCGCCATATCCGCCGGAGTCGGTTCGCGGCGCTTGTACAGATTGTCAAAAATCATGTAGTTTTCATATTTCTGTCCGCAATCGTTTCGAACTGTCAGACGCAGGCTGATGCACTCGGCTCCATTCGCGGTCTTGCTTAAGAATGCATTTTTGATAATGACCTCATATTCCCCCTCCGGCAGAAGAATATCGCTGCCCGCCTCTTTATGATTCACTGTAAAAGCCATGTCATAACTCTCCTTTTATAATTTTTATAGCGTCCTCAACAGAACGTGCTACACCTGCCCGATGGCCATCCTGCCGCATGACCTCCAGGAACTTTTTCTGCCGGTCAGACACCCGGCCCGTTTTGGTTTTTACCTCGATGAATGCCGCCCCCTGTGAATCCAGGAACAACAAATCTGAAAAACCATACGGAAGCCCTTCCACCTTTCTGGCATCGGAAATAACCGGTGCCTGAAGTTCTCTTGACCATACCCGCTTGCCCTGCCAGAACTCCCCGGCATTTGTACGGAATACCTTGCCGTACTCCGACAATGCCGCGCGGATCTGATTTTGCAGTTCATGTTCTGTCATGCAATGAACCCCCTTGATTTTGCCTGATACCATGCCCAGCCGCGTTTGTAATTGTGCCGTTTCGCATACTCCAGCAATTCCTTATAACTGCCGCAGTCTTCTGGTGTTTCATAATTTAATGTAAACCCTTCTATTTTGGAAAGCTCAAATCCCGGCGCTTCCTCCAATGCTGCACGCTCCTGTTTCGGGAATACATATCCGCATTTGGGGCATTCCAGCGCAAACGGGAAAGTGAAAAAACACTCTGGGCACTGCCTGACTTTGAATTCGTCCTGTACCATTTTTTTCTTCTGCTTCTTCGGTTTTAATGACCATTCCCGGTCATCATCCGGCATCCCAAACCGTGTATAATTCCCGACATGATCAATAATAATTGCTTTCTTCCCGGGCTGATACCGCATACAGCGCATGGACTGTTGTATGTACAGCGTAAGCGACTGCGTGGGCCGCAGAAGGATTGCACAGGAGCAGTCTGGCACGTCAAACCCTTCGCTGATAAGGTCAACATTACAAAGTATCTTAATATCACCGTTTCGGAATGCGTTTACCATCTGTTCCCGCTGAAATTTATCCGTTTTCCCATCAATATGCGCGGAGGGTATCCCGGCAGCCGTGAACCGTTCTGCCATCTGCCGGGAATGCTCTACTGATGCACAGTAACAAACCGCCTTTCTGTCATTTGCCAGTTTTTTATAATAGCAAATCACATCGCCATAGATTTTCGATTTGTCCAATTCGTCAACAATTTCCTGTGTGATAAACTCGCCGCGCTTGGTATGCAGCCCGGACAGGTCTGCAACCGCAGGTGCATAATAATCATAAGGTGAAAGGCATTGATGCTCTATCAGCCATTTTGCACTTACACCTGTTACCAGCTTGTCATTCACATCGCCCAGGCCGCCGCCTCCCAGCCGTACCGGTGTCGCAGTCACGCCCAAACACTGCGCCTGTGGAAATGCTTCATAGATTTTCCGGTAGCTTGCCGCCAGGCAATGATGGTTTTCATCGGTAATGATCAGGCGCGGCGGCGGCAGGCGTTCGATCCTGCGGCACGCCGTCTGCACCATCATTACCCGGCAGAGTTCCAGATTTACACCCCAATGGTAAAATGTATCCTGTATCTGCTGCACCAGCTCCCTCCTATGGACCAGGAACAATACGCGGTTCCCTTTTTCCGTTGTCCGGCGGGCGATTTCTGCTGTAATGCAGGATTTCCCGCCGCCGCATGGAAGCACAATGCAGGGACGTTTATAACCCTCCCGGTAAGCCTTCCGCACATCCGTAACTAACTGCTCCTGATAATCACGTAGCTGCGGCATCGTTGTTCCTCTTAAACCATTCATTATGACACGGTTTGCACATCTGCTTTCCGGTCTGCTCCCGTGTCTTTTCTATAATTTGCTTAACCGAGTAGTTCTTTGTAGCCGTAATGGTTTTCCCGCAGATCTCGCAGCGTTCCGGCTCCTCGCCCTCTCCGAGCCATGCCGCCAGCTGCTGGCCAAGCTCCACCGTCAGCGGGCCATTGAAGCGATCCAAAAATGTAGTGTCTTTGCTTGCAGCCGCTATATGATTCCGGTCAATATTGAGGACCGTATCAAATTCGTATTCCGTATCGTCCCGCTGGATGGGCGCAAGCCCAACTTTGACCGGCATCATTTTCCCGCGTTCATTTTCCTGCATGATATACTCCATCTTAGAACGCATCGTAATGATCATATGGCAATTTGCTGACAGGATGCTGTTGACAAGGCTCGACTGCTCCCGGCCAGCTTCATTCCAGGCGGTATAGCTGTTCTTGCCCGGACGCTCCGCGATTTTATCCTTGATTTCCAAAACGCCGCCCTCATTGCTCCACGCATGGCTAAAGCTGTCTACAATTACAACACCGTTTGCCCCGACTTCACCCGCTGCATCCGCGACAAATGCTTTATACCGTTCCGGTGAATACGGCGGCATCAGCGATGCCCACAGGAATTTACCAATCCCAAATTCCTTTTTATCTGCATAGAACAGTGCGCGTTCGTGTTCTGTATCAATCAGTGCAACTTTATTCCAGTCCCCCGTCATGCCGTAAGCAATCAGCAATGCCCCCATCGTTTTCCCTGCTCCGGATACGCCCGTCAGTGCAAGACGGAGTTTCGCTTTCTTACGCGTTGCCAGTGAAAAAACAGACATAATGTACCTCACTTAATCTGAAGATTTCGTTTCTCCACAAGTTCTGCGCCAGGCACGGTAATGCCGGATTTGATCGCCCGTTTGATCGCAGTCTTATCCGGCTCGGCAGGCTTATACCGCTTGTATTCCTCGGACAGCATTTGCGGATCGGTAATCGTAACCGATTCGCTGCGCCGGAAAGAAAGCGCCGCACGCGGTGTCGACAATTTATCTTTCCCAAGCATCTCCATCGCAGCTGCCGCGTAATCCGTCAGTCGGTCCGCCTTTGTATCTGCTGTCTTTTTACGCGCCTGCAATGCCTTGGTCTCTGCGCCAATCGCTTCCGCTTCGCTGCGGTAGTTCTTGACCGCCAGCGCATAACCTTCCAGCTTTTTCTCAACTGCCAGATCCAACGCTTCAACAGCCTCCCAGCCGATCACTTCGCCAGTCTCCTCTACGGTTTCCAATGCATCCAGCGCCGCTTGAAATTCTGCGGTTAATTGATATAAATTCATAGTTTGACAAACCTCCTGTTATCGGTTATACTATAGGTGAATTTTTTATGTGTGCGCTCACTTCGGATGGCCGTCCGGGTGAGCGCTTTCCTTTTCTGCGCTGCGCTCCATCCATTCGCCGATTAGCGTCATAACGCAAGCGGTAAGAAACAGACCTGCTAAATTGCGAAAGGTTTCAAACCGGCACAGCAGATAGATAAAACCAATCGTGCCGCCTGCCAGCTTCGCCAGG